CGGGTGTGCGATCGCTCCGATGATACATTCAAAACGGGAAGAGGGTTGCGCGGCTTCGCGAGTCAATCGCGGAGCCGATTTTTTTTGGACAAACAATGACTAGCAAGGTGAAGAGAAGCGCTAAGACGATTTCCAAGCCTTGTGAGGATTGCACCTATTATCAGGCGCTCAAACAGAAGCTCAAGGTTTCGGAAGTGCTCACGAGGGCCATCGCCAAATTCGAGGAGAGGATCACGGAGACCGATTTCAGCCCCTCGGTGGGTGACTATATCAAGCTCGTACAGATGAAGAAGGAGTTAGAGGAGGCAGCCGACGAGGCGAAGGAGATCAAAGTGACATGGGTCGAGCCAGTGACGTCCGACTCCGAGAGATAGCCTATGACCCATTGCCCTCCCAGAAATCCTTTCACGAACTGACAGCGCGTTTCAAGGGATTCTCAGGGCCGATCGGGAGCGGCAAGAGCCAGGCGCTTTGCCAGGAAGCGATCCGGCTGAGTTACTTGAATCCGAGGCGGATGGGACTGCTGGGGGCGCCGACCTACCAGATGTTACGGGACGCGACGCAGGCGACGCTGTTCGAGATATTAGACAGCAACCGAATTCCGTACGAGCACAACAAGGCGGAGAACACGCTGCGGATGAAGGACACGGGATCGCGGATTGTGTTCCGGCCGGTGGATGAATTCGAACGGCTGCGCGGAACCAACCTAGCGTGGTTCGGACTAGATGAGCTGACATACACACCGGAGGCGGCGTGGCTGCGGCTGGAGGGCCGATTGCGGGACCCGAAAGCGCAGCGACTGTGCGGCTTCGCGGTGTGGACGCCGAAAGGTTACGACTGGGTGTTCCGGAAATTCGTGGAGGGACCCAGCAAGGGGTACGGGGTTGTGGTGGCGCAACCCTACGAGAATCGGTTCCTGCTGGCGAGGGTGCCCGATTTCTATGACCGGCTGCAGGAGAGTTACGACGAGCGGTTCTTCCGGCAGGAAGTGCTGGGCGCGTACCTGAGCCTGAGCGGAAGCACGGTATACAGCTCGTTCGCGCGGGCTGAGAACCTGAAGGACCTGGGCCGCGACCAGAGGCTGCCACTGCTGTGGGCGTTGGACTTCAACGTGGATCCGATGAGCTCGCTGGTGGTGCAGATGGTGGACGGCAAGGTGCTAGTGCTGGATGAAATCGTGGTGCGAAACGGGACGACGATGGACGCCAGCGAGGAATTCCTAAAGCGGTATCCGGACCATTGGGCGGGCGTTCACATTTATGGAGACGCGTCGGGAAACCAGCGGCAAACGACGGGGGCGACGGACTACGAAATGATCCGCGAATACTTTCAGGTGCACTCGGGGATGACGCTTCAGTACCGCGTTCCGAGGGCGAACCCGAGCGTGCGGGAACGGATCAATTTGACGAATGCGAAGTTGCGATCGGCGACGGGAGACGTCGGGTTGCTGGTGGACCCGAAGTGCAAGGAACTGATCAAGGATTTGGAGCAGGTGACCTACAAGGCCGATTCGAACACGATCGACAAAGACCGGGACCGAATGAGGACGCACCTATCGGACGCGTTGGGATACCTGTTGTGGCAGGAATGCAGAATGCTTCCCAGAATCGGGGAGCGGCGGGAGCGATTGTTCTAATCATGGAGACGATCAACCGGGAGCATCCGGAATACATCGCGCGCAAGGCGACGTGGAGACGCTACAAGGACCTGTACTTGGGCGGCGAACAGTTGCGGGCACGCGCCGCGGAGTACCTGCTGCGGCGGAATAAAGAACCAGGCGAGATCTACCAGGAGCGGCTGAGCCGGGTGTTTTACCAAAACTACATCGGATCGATCGTGGACTGGTACGCGTCGACGCTGATGCATCGCGAGCCGGCGCTGATGCTGGAAGGGACCGACGCCGGGGCAAAGAACTTCTACAGCCTGCTGGCGAACGACTGCGACCTGAAGGGCACCAGCCTAAGCGAGTTCTTCCGCAAACGATTCGTGGAAGCGCTGGTATACGGCTCGAGCTACCTGGTGGTGGACTTTCCGCGCACGTCGGGGCCGGCGCTAACGCGGGCGGAAGAAGACGCCGCGGGGACGTCGCGAGCGTACCTGGCGGACTACGGCGCGGACGAAGTCATCAACTGGAACTACGACCCGCACGGGGGGATGGACTGGGCGGTAATCCGGACGTCATGTCTCCAGCAATCGAAGGTGACGGACGCGAGGTGGGAACAGGAAACGCGCTGGATCTACTACGACCGGGAGAATTATCAAATTTACCGGAAGGCGGGCGAGGGGCAGCCGATCGAGAGAATCGACGAGGGGCGGCACGCGCTGGCCTCGCTGGGCCGGGTGCCGCTATTTCAGATGCGGGTGACCGAGGGACTGTGGCTGATGAACAGAGCCGCGCTGCTGCAACTGGAACACTTCAACAAGTCGAATGCGCTGGGGTGGGCGCTGACGATGGGGCTGTTCGCAATGCCGGTGGTCTATTCGGAACGCGAGTGGAACCAGATGGTGGGCGAGTCGTATTACATACAACTTGGACCGGAGGACCGGTTTGGGTGGGCGGAGCCGGAGGGAAAAGTCTACCAGATCGCGGCGGACAACCTGGTGCAAATGAAGGATGAAATCTACCGGGTGTGTTACCTGAACAACCAAGCGATGGGAGGAGCGTCGAGCTCGGCCAATCAATCGGCGCTGGGCAAACAACTGGACTTCGCGACCACCGCCGAAGTGCTGGGGGCGTATGGGACAACGGTGCGGGAAAGCATGAAGCAGGTGCTGTGGGCGGTGGCGGGGGCGCGGCAGGACGAAGTCTCGATCGACATTGCGGGAATGGACGAATTCGACATCAACGCCTTCAGCACGGAGTTGGACGAGGCCCAAAAGCTGCTGAACCTGGGAATCCACTCCCCCACCCTGACCAAGCAGATCTACAAGCGGCTGGCATTCCAATACCTGGCCGATGCAAAGCAGGAAGTGAAGAGCCGGGTGGCGGAAGAGATCGAAGAGGCGGCGGAGTAGGGTGGCGGGAGGCGCGGGCGGACTTCCTCGGTCGCGCAAGGATGGCGGCAGGGGGAGCAATTTGCGAGGGAGTTCGGGGATAGGGGTATATGGAAGAAATCGACGTACAAGCGGTGGTGCGGCAGGCGATCCAGGAATTTGTGAACAACGAACAGGCCAAGGCCGAGCCGGCGCACAAGGCGGAGTTGCAGGAAGAGCGACGGCGGCGGGAACAACTGGAGCGCCGCGTCAACGAGCTGGTGGAGGAGAACAAACGGAGCCGGAAAGTGGCGGAGGAGGCGGAGCGCGCATCGGCAGTGCGGGCGGAACTGCAGCGTCTGGGTGTGGCGAAGGTGGAGCTAGCCTTCAAAGCGGTGCAGGACGAGATCGTGCGGAGCGAGGACGGGAGGCTGGTAGCGCGGGTCGAGAGCGGCGAGCTGCCGGTTCGCGAGTATCTGGCGGCGTTCGTGAAAGAAAATCCGGAATTTCTGCCGGCGCGCATACCCGGGGGAAGCGGAATGGCAGGGATGCTGAAGAGTCCGGCGGGCGGAGGCGAGGCGGTGACGATCGACCGAATCCGGCCGGGCATGAGCGCGGAAGACATGCGGCGGGTACGAGAAGAAATCGTGCGCGTGGCGTCGCAGACCTTAAAAGGTCTGTAGTTATAACCCGGCCCGCGGGCCGGCAAGTACAAACCAAGGAGAAAGAATGGGAGCAATTACAAATAGCAACGTCGCAAGCGCGATTGTGAAGCTGGTGGCGGCGGACGCTTTGCCGGTGCTGGTCGGAAACCTGGTGATGGGCAACCTGGTGAATCGCGATTACGAGCCGGTGCTGGCAAATGCCGGCGATACGGTGAACGTGCCGATACCGCCGACGATGGTAGCCAACAACATCGCGGCCGGCGGCACGGTGACGCCGCAGAATCCGAGCCTGGGCAATGCGCAGATCGTGCTGAACACGCACGCGGAAGCGACGTTCCAGATTCCGGACGTGACGAAGATACTGGCGGTGCCGGACCTGCTGAAGATTTACATGCAGCCGGCAGTGGCGGCGATCGCGCAGAGCATCGAAACCAGCCTGCTGAACCTGTACGCGGGGTTCACGACCAACACGCCGGTTGGGACACCGGGCACTGCGCTGACGGAAGCCACGGTGGACGCGGCGGAAACGGCGCTGTTCCTGGCCAAGGTGCCGCCCAGCGAGCAGAAGTACATCGTAGTGGACTCGGCGGCCTACTCGGCCTGGCGGCAGATTCCGCTGTTCGAGGAATTCCAGACGGCGGGCGCGGCCGGGCTGGCGGCATTGATTGACGGGACGATCGGCAAGTACAAAGACTTCTACATCTTCCGTTCGCAGTTCGTGCCGAAGACGGGGAGCACACCGGTGAACACGCACAACCTGGCGTTCTCGCGGGATGCGATTGGCCTGGTGGTTCGCCGGCTGCCGCAACCTCTTCCGGGGACGGGAGCGATTGCGGAGTACGCCGAGCTGGGCAACTTTGGCATGCGCGTGATCATGAGTTACCAGCCGAACACCTTGGCGCAGCAGTTCACAGTGGACGTGCTGTACGGATGCGGCGTGCTGCGCAACGCATGCGGCGTGCAGGTGAACACCTAACGAAGCGGAGCCGCGAAGCGGGCCGGCGGCCGAAGTAACAGAGCGGCCGGCCCGCAATGAGATGCGAGGAGAGCGGGATGGATCTGAGACTGTACTACCAGAAGATACGGGACACGGAAGCGAAGATCGCCGACGCATTTCCGGTGGTGGAGAGCTGCGAAACGCCGGACGGCGGGACCTCGGGCAGACTGACCGAAGTGACGCCAGCTTTGGCCGCGAAGCTGATTGTGGAAGGGGCGGCGCGGCTGGCGACGGAAGCGGACGCGGCGGCGTTTCACGATGAGCGCGCCAAAGCCAAGCAAGCGGCGGACGAGGCCCTGGCGGCGGCCAAGGTGCAAATGACGTTCCTGCCAATGGCGGAATGGAACAGAATCCAGGGCGCGGGGAAGCGCGCCAAGAACCAGGCATAAGGGCATGGCATTATTCACAGACGGACCTCCTTCCAGCATCGAAAGCCTGGCGGGGCTGGACTCGCAGTTACTCAGTGTGGCCAGCACCGAGGGGATCGATGTGAGGCGCAAGCTGGAACTGGCCCACGAAGAAATCGGTCTGGACCTGGATGCGTTGCTGAAGAGGCTGCGCTCGGCCGATCGCCTGATGTGGGCGGCGGTGAAGCCGAGCCTGGAAAACGTGATCGTAACTACGGCACTCAAACTGTGGTTCGCCTTTCGAACGCTGGAGCTGGTATATAGCGACGCGTACAACAGCCAACTGAACGACCGGTACATGGGCAAGCGCGACCAGTTCCACCAGATGGCTGTCTCGCATCGCGAGCGGCTGATGGAGGCTGGAGCCGGGATGGCGTCGATACCGGTGCCGCGGGCGATGACGCCGGCGCTGGCGGCGGCGCCTGGGAGTTTGCCGGACAACATCTATTATGTGACTGCGGCGTGGGTGAACCGGGTAACCGAAGAAGGGGCGAGCGCGATTCCGGCGGCGATTACGACAGCGTCCAGCTCGTTTTCGGCGCAAATCGGGCCGGCGCCGGCGAATGCCACCGGTTGGAACGTGTACGTTGGCATGGATCCGGACAGCACAGCGCTGCAGAACAGCTCGCCGCTCGAGATCGGGGCGGCCTGGGTGCAGCCGGTGTGGATCACCGCGACGGGACGCAAGCCGGGATGCG